ACCGCCATGATCGACACAGACGGCCATGTTCCCATCTGTTCCTTCAATCATGGCCTTGGCTCGGTGCGTTCCCGCAATCAGGCCATAGGTGCCCGACACAGCTTGTGCCTCAGCCGCTTGAGCACGGTTTGTTTCGGCAGAAAGAGCGTCGGTGCTGGCAAGGAACCAGAGCTTGCTAGTGCTGTCTTTGATAACGGGAACCGTGCCGTTTTCTCCAATGCACAGCCCAACAACAGGCACATCGGAAGGCACATTGCCAGAGCCCAGCACATACGCCCCTTTAGGCTGCAACCCTGCCTCAACGGCCTCCGCCCGTTGGGTTTCGGCATCCACATAGGCCCGCGTTGCGAGCGACCAGATGACCTCATTACTATCTTTAATGACAGGAATAGTGCCCTGAAATCCGATACAGACCCCCAGAGCAGGCACATCTTCAGAGGCATTTTTAGAGCCAACAAGATACGGCCCCTTAGGTTGCAAGCCTGCTTCGGCTGCTTCTGCCCGCTGCGTTTCAGAAGCTAGTGCAGCCTTCAGAGTGTCTACCCCGTCCGTTAGAGATCCCCACGCGCTGCTTCCGCCTTGCGTTGGGTCAGCCGTATTGTCGTCTTGTGTGGAGACAAAGAGCCGAGACGGATTATTGGGATCGCAGACCAACGCCCCTTTGGGGTAGCCACCAATCTGCTGTGCATACGAGCCGTTGAACGGTCTGACCAAGCCCGCCTCAGCCGCGCGAACGGCTTGAGAGAGCATGTTGAGAATGCCGTTCATGTCCTCGCCATAAGGGGGGACGCCACCGGCGGCGATTGGCGTGAAGGTTTCTTTGGGGAAGCCTAGAGCCAGTGAGGCGCGGCCAATGGCGGTTTTGCTTGGAGGAATGGGGGTGAGCGTGCCGCTATCGGCCTGCGCTCCGAAGGGGGTAGGGAAGAGCGGGGAGCTATCGGTTTGTTTCATGTTATAAATGCACCTGCTGGTAAAGGATCGTGACGCCAGAGGGACGCGGGAGAGCGCCGCTTTGCTGGATGATCGTGGCGTCGAGTGGGGAGAGCGGCCAGCTATGGCAGATCGTCATGGTGCCGTTGGCATTGGCCAGCGACGTGGCGGCAAAGAAGATGCCGTTATTGAACGTCTGGGGCGTGTCGGCGCCTCTTTTGGCCTCCGAAAAGCCTAGATAATCGTTGGCTGGCGTGCCTTCGGAGAGGTAGATCATCCCTCGGTCGCCAAAGATCAGCATGAGAATACGGTTGATGTCGGCAATGGAGCCGCTGGAGATATTGGCGGCCGCTTTGGCCATGATGAGCCTGCGATACGCGTCATCGGCGAGAGCGAAGTTCTGCGTACTGGTGGGACCGTTATAAAAGAAGCCCTCATTGAAGGGGAGCGCCGTTCCGGTGCTGTCGTTCGCTTCGTCAAAGCCGAGATAGCGCGGTTGAGGTACTTTCTGAACGCGGCCCACACCCACGATGCGGCCCCACACATCCAGCCCCCAGCCTTTAGCGGTGTCGATGTTCCAGACGTCGTTGTAGAAGCGCTCGATAAGGGCGTGCGGATCGGCGGCTTGGTTGAAGGTGCTTATGAGCGATAGAAGGCGCGGGGAGTTGGCATATTGCGCCAAGATCGTGCTGCGGAGATTATCCATTACACAAGCTCCACGGTGATCGTGGCCGGGGTGACGGTCGGGAGCTGATTGATGGGTAGGCGTAGGCGCGTCTGGTTCGTTAGGCTGTCAGTGCTGAGGGTCAGAGAAAGAACCTCCGCCCAATCGCCTAGCGCATCGACCACCGCCGAGAGGCGGGACGCGTAGAGCGTTCCACCCATCCGCGCGCGGTATTTGCCCGCCGTGAGCACGCCCATAATGGCAGCCTGCACCTGCGCAACGACGTCAGATGGCACGCTGTCGGATTGTTCGAGCGTGACGGCGACGGTCACAGGCACGGGCTGCGGTCGGTCATAACGAAACGTGTAGGAGGGGCGATTGCCGTCATAAACCGGGTTCGTGTCCTGCACGGTGACGAGCCGGTCGCCCATCGTGGCAATGCCAGGGGGCTTCTTAGCAAGGATCGCCTGGCCAATCGCAGTCTCCGTCCCGCCTTCGACGAGCACGTAAAGTGCGTGGGGTTCCATCGGCACCCCGCTGATCGTCGTCGCGTTGCCGCTGGGATTATCCATCACGTAGGCGTCCGTCACGCCATCCAGTTCCAGCAAGGCGCCCATCAAAGACGCGTTTTGGCTGCGGCTATTGGCTGCGACAGAGTTCCGCCGCCGCGTCTCAAAGTCCGTTCGGGTTTCTTGATTGTTGCCGATGATACCCGCTTGAGGATTAGTGATTGAATCCCATCCGGCTATCTGCTGATAGAGCCCCGTTAAGGTACCAGCGGGGCAGTCAACTGGGCCTGTGACGGTGTTTTCAAATTGGATCGTGACCGTGCTGTCGCGCCCAATCGTTCCGGTCTCCTGGGCGGTGTAGCTGTTGCCGTTCGTGTCCTGCACCATCGTGCCGGCGGGGATCACAGTGCCCGGATAACCACGACATAGACCATTGACGACGGTTGCTGATCCGGCACGGCGTTCCATAAAGTAAATGCGCCCGATGGCATCTTGAAGAACACCGAAAGCGGTTTGTGGATCAATCCCAGCCATGAGCGCCATAAAGGCGGCGTGGACATCGGAGAGAATAGCCGTTTGCGATACAGCAAGCTGGCTTTGCGGTTTGGCGACCAACAAATTCCCGTCATCATCATAAAAAGAAAGCCGCCCATTTGTGGCGGCTTGTAGGTCAGCGATAACGCCTTGCAGGATGTCAGCAGAAGAGGGCGCTTGATAGCCCGTATCGGTCAGGGCCGGGGCTGGCACTTGAGTGCTAGAGGGTGACATGTAAGGTCTTACCTGTCTGGGTTGTGGCGTAAATCGTGCCCGTGAGGCGGCGTGTGTTGCGGTCATAGGACAGGAGCGTGTCGGCATCGACAACGCCCGCAACTTTCATCGCTGCTTCATTGAGGGTGGTTTGAATGAATGAGAGATTGGGGCCGCTTTGCTCGTTAAGAAGCGTATTGAGAGAAAGTCCACTGGTCGGGTCATACCAGCTCTCGCCTAGAATGAGCTTGATGCTGTTCCCGATGGTTTGAGCGACAGAGAGGTTCTCATTTGTAAGAGCTAAATCCCCCGTTTCAGTAATGGATAAGTCCCAGTCATCTGTCAGAAGAAGGTCGGCCATGAGGTTGTTCCTTAGTGCGGTGGTGAGGTTGTTGATCCCCCCGATTGCACGCCGCCGTGCGTGTGGTGATCCAGAGAGATACCGCCACCTGTCACGTCACCTGTTGCGGTCACAGAACCATTGACATGGAGGTCAGCATTGACGGTGACAGGCTGAGGACTGGTGAGCGTAATGCCGCTTCCAGGGGTAATCGTGATAACGTGCTTGGGGGCTTTGGCCGTCCAAAGCGTGCGGATATACACGGCATCTTCCCACGCATAGCAGCGCGCTGTTGGTGGAGTGCTAGACTATTGCGTGGCCTTGAGGCGCGATATATCCCGATAGGCACACACAGCGATGCCAATATCCCCCGGCTGCGGGTCGATCTGTAAAACACACTCCCCCGCTTGTTCGTAGCCATAGGGGATGTCGTGAAGGGGCGCGTGGGGGATGCCGCGTCCGTCAGTGGTGACTTGCTGGATCATAGGCGCGACGATGAGACGGTGTTTTTGGAGGTCAACAGACACAATCTGAACGGGAACAATGATCGTACCTTTCTGCCCTACAGTGCGTAGAATGTAATTCAGCCGCTCAACGTCGGAATGGGTCGTGTTTTGAGTGAAGAGACCAAAGAGAGAAGACATAGTCAGCCTATCCTTGCGCGCGCCTGGTCGAGATTGCCCAAATTGGCGAAATACGCCTCTATCTCAGACTCCCACGGCCCATCTGGCATTTCTGAAGAAAGGTGATGTGTCACGGCGCGGACGACATAATACCCCGTGCCATTGGGCAGCGTTTCGCTTTCAACCCGGATGACATCTCCAAAGGACAAAGACGGGCGATAACGTAGCTTGAAGACGATCCCGCAATTATTGAAGGACGGAACGCCAAGCAATCCAGTATGTTTGTTAATAACCTGCTTATCGCCTTCACTAGCAAGGCGGCGTTCGACATTAGGCCGGATGCTGAGGGTGCGTCCGTCGATAATATAGCTTGCAAAACCTTCTAGGGAGCATTTGTCGAGCTGGTCGGTATAGTTCCCTGTAAAGTATGGATTGACCAGCATGGTCTCAACGCCATGATTGACAAACCTCAAGTTGAGGTCTTTGGCGATCTTTTGAAAAACATCAGCGACCTTAACGGCTCCCTTGTAGGACATAACAGGAGCCGGGATAACCCTAATCGGGTCCATCGTGTTCGACTGGATAGCGAGAAACGGGTCGGGTAGAGACGACATATCCGCAACAGAATTGACCAGCCCACCTCGGTAAATCAGGGTGGCGATATCGTTTTTAGCCTGATCCCCATAGAGTTTCTGGCGGCGCTTGTTGATAGCCGTTGCAGGAGGGACATAGCCTTTAGCCGCGCGTTCAACGCTGTAAAGTCGGATTTCTACAGGGTAGTTGTTATCTCCGACCTGAAAGATCATGCCGTTATTGCCATACCCCGCAACAGCACGAAGAATGTCCTGTGGAGGGTTATAGACACAGATTTGACTTTCCACACCGCCTTGTTGCCCTGAACAGACGATCTGCGCTTCTGTGCGGAAACCTTCCATGAGGATCGTATCGCCCTCAAGCTCTGAGGGGACGCTGTTCCATTGGTGGTAGTCTACCTTCTTTGTGCCGGGTGGAATATAAAGTTCCACCGCTAGACGGCGTTTTTGGAAGTTGGGGCGTCCCCGAACGTTACGATGTTCTTCCGTCATAGATAAGTTCCCAACGCGTCCCTAAGCCTGCTAGCTCAGGGTCTGCGTTTCCTTGTGTGTCGTGAAAGTAAAGATCGCCCGGTAAGGCTGTTCCAACGCGTCGGATAATCGGCGTGTCGTTTAGGCAAAGACGACCAGAGCACAGCGTGTTTTCATTGAGCATGACGCTCATAAAGAGGCCGTATTGAGGCTGCCAATCGAGATCAATCGTGCAGGATTGGCCGCTCAATGTGGCAGTCACTGTCTGCGGGGCTGCGGCAGAAAGTGGGATCGTATAAAGGCTCATAACTGAGACATTTTGGTAAAAGTGATTGTACGGATTTGAGCCTCTGGGGCAGGTGGGTCGTGCGTTATCCCGTCAGCACGGAGAAGGGCCTTGCCTTCCCACACACCAACCCAGACGAACTTAATAAAACCTACTGTTTCTTGAAGGTTCGATAGAGGGACAAAGACAGGTTGTGTTAGGTCGTAATTGGGCGAGGAAAGCAATAGCATCATGACCGTGCCGTGGGCGCTGGTATCAACCCAGACGCGATCTATGGGCGTAAACTGTGCGAAATCGTTAGGCATGGTAGGACTTCCTACGGACATAAAAAAGCCGCCCCGATGTGGAGCGGCCTGTTGAGGAATATAAAACTTTTGTGCAGAAGATCATAAATCAGGGCCAAAATGGGTAAGGTGCCACACTGATTTTTCTCCGGTTTCGTTTTCTTCTTTTTTCCTCTCAATGTCAGAAGAGACACTTTGTATGTAAGACATGGAGGAGGCCATACAATCCGTGATTGCTTTTGGCCCTTTTTTACCGTGGATAAGCTTAAAGAAACTGGAGATTACTTCTTTGAAGGATCTATCATGCTTTGAGATGGCATCCCTCCTTTCGAGGTCGTGTGATGACATAAATAGACATTTTTAGCGTCTTCCTCCAACCTCCTCCCACTTGCGAAAACTCCCATCTCCGGTATGGAGGGGAGAGCATGACAGGGGGAATATTGTGAAACGGCCTTTTACTCTTCTTCTCGCCTCGGGTTTTTCTGGCGTTGCTTACGCATCGGATGCCCCTGTTGATGATGTCTGGACGCAGAGAAGCCAAGTCAGAACGGAAATGGAGTTTCAGGCGGCGGGGTTTGACCCTGTCTCTGCCCATTGGGGGGCATGGGCTTTCTTTCATCAACCGTCCTCGCAATGCGCTATCTTAGATGGCTTTGTGAAGATGAATGTGGAGGGGAAAGGACTTCCCGGCGCAACAGATAACCGTGTGATGATCGTTCAAGACAGGCTATGCACCCCAGCAGCCCTACGGCGATCAGCCCAAGCCCATAGACCGGCTAATGATTACGAAAAGGCGTTCATCCGCCAGCAATGGGGGGTGACGTGGGACAAATCACAGAAAGCGATTAAGGACGAAAAGCAGGCAGAGGAAGACAAGAAAAAGGGGCCTGTTGCTCTTCTGCCGCCGCCTCCCTCCGTCTTATATACTATGAAATATCCCAATTCGCCTTGCTTGATAGTGAAAATGGAATATCCAGAGGAAGAGGAAGCGGCCTCGCTGGAGGGTGAAGTCGATGCTAGGTGCCACTTTGTGAAAAAAGAAGATCATATGTGGTACGCTGAGAACTGTTCTTTTTCTTCGAAAAACAAAAACTTCAAGGCATCAGCAAAAGACTACATGCAACGCGTTTGCTGGGCCGATGAAAATCGTCCATCCTTTGTTGATGTACAGAACGGAACCGGGGATGGCGTCCTTCACCTTGATTATAGCCTAGAAAGTTCTGATTTTCGCTAGCTTCCAATTCCTACTTCCTAGGAATTGGCTCTACATGGCCCATATTTTGTTTCTCCGCAAAGGTTCCGTCTTTGTGTTGGATGACTTTTTTCCCGGTGGAGCGTACTTCTTGAAGCGTTAGATTGACGATCAAGAGGTCGCAGCCAGAGCGGGCCTCTCTCTTATAATCATACCCCACCAATGTGACGGTTGAAGATGTGTGACCAGGCTGTTTTAGAAAAAGAATTGAAGCGTTCTCGAGCTGTGTCTCAAGTTTTCCAAGCACTTTCCCTTGATTGCCTGCCGTGCGAAGAGGATCACGCATGAAAACGAGATTGAGAGTCCAGCTTTCAGGCTTCCGAACTTTATTGTAACTCTGGAATCCCCCGTCTTCGAGCGGTGTTTGGGCGGCATTAGCAGAGGCTGTCATGCCTATCCCCGTAATACGAGCTTGCGGAAAAAGGGACTTTAGAGCACCTGTATCCTTATCCTTAAAATACAGCCCCCATTCATAGCCGAGAGCTTTATCCAGAAAGCCACGTCCAACATTAAGGCCGGTCGCCAATGCGCCGCCTTCTAAATTGCCTAAAAGTCCCATAGAAACCTCACAGTTGATTGCTGTTCCATGAGGTGGGATGCCCCATAGACGTTGATGCGACGCGTTGCATCTGTTGCTGGAATTGTTGCGGATTGTTGGCCCTGACGGTCACGTTCTGGATCGTCATCGCGACCTCTGACCGGTTGTGATGATGAGCGATATGCGGCCTAGAGGTGGCCATTTCCGCGCCCATCATGGGCCTTTGCACGAGGTGGTTAGTGCGAAGATTGTTCTCAGCACGCGGGATATAGTCTTTGGTTTCTTTCCTAAGATGGTCTTTCCAAGAGGCCCCATACTTCTTCACAACGTGGTTAACGTTCCCTAGGCCCCAATTATAGGCAGCAAGCGCTTTCTCAAGGTCGTTATGATAGTATTTGAGCAGGTCGAGAAGCATATGCTGCCCACCTTGCCATGCTTGCTGTGGGTCGTAAGGGTCTTTCACGCCATACTGTCTCGCCGTTGCAGGCATGAACTGCATGAGCCCCTCAGCGCCTTTACCGCTGCGAGCGAGAGGATTGCCTCCACTTTCAGTCATCGCAACCGCACCCGTGAGGCGGTCTATGTCGTTAGGGTCGAAAGAAACAGGCTGGGAGTTAGGAGGGGCCTGAGAGGGAGCCTGCATGGTTGGTGAGGGAAGGGAGATACTTTCTTGAGGTTGCCTAGGCGTGTTTGCGGGTTGAGCGTTCTGGTCAGGCAGAGGCTGAGGTGAAGGCGTCTTAGGAGCGCTTTGCGCATCTGGTTGTTTAGCTATAGGCGGCGACTGAAGAGGGGCCTTGGTTTTCTGCGGCCTCTCTTGATCACGAGACGAAGAGGGGCCGCTAGCTTGCTGATTGGGAACTTTCTGATTGTTTTTAGGTGTTGTTGGAGATGGGGTTGAGGTGAGAGGCGTTGTTTTGTTGTGTGGTGTAGGTGGTGAAGTGCCTAGAGACGCATGGTCTTTTTCTTGCTGGACAAGGCGGCGTTCCTCATCTTCATTTAAACCCCAGTTACTCGTGCTTCCTGTACGCTTCCTGTAATGCGCCGCGAGTTCATCATATTCTTTAAAAGGGGATTGATCATTCGGAGTATCCCCACTTAGGGCAAGTAAAGGGGCTAAGTCGGCCAATAGTCCTAAGCTTCCAGCCCTTAAAACCCCTATAATTTTGAAGACAGGCGTCAGCGCCATAAAAGCAGCGGAAAGTCCTGTTAATCCAGCAGCAAGAAGGGCTGCGTCTTTCACCATGTCAGGGTTCTTCTGCGCGATTTCATCGAGGTTTACAACAAGCCCTGAAAGTTCGTGGACGAAAGGGTTCAGGTCTCGTGAGATTGTGCGGCGGAGATGGCGTGTTAGGGATTCAAGATTGCCAATTTCAGCAGACGTTTTGAGGTCTTCTGCCTCGTTCATGTCCTGCGTGTTCTCGTAGCCCTTTGCGTTAGACTCACGGAACTTCTTTGTATCCAGAGCGAAGGCCGTATAGCCGCCCGAGGTCAGTCCAGATTTTTCAAGACGATAGGCAATATCAGCATTTGTTAACCCGTAATGACGCATCGAGCCGATAGCATATTGCACAGCATCTGCGTGATTTTTAATATTTGCAAAGGTAGTGAGATTAACACCGCGAAGTAAATTTTTGTAAAGCTCGTGCAACTCACCATCATTACGCATCTTTTCCCGCGTATTAGCCCAAACAGAAATAGAGCTGCGGGCTTCCTCTTTCGTGGCCATGCCAGAGATTGAAGCGCCTTCTTCTTCAGCGACATTTTGACGGTAGTTTGTGCCCGTTCTGGTTGCAAAGGTGCTTTCATCCGCACCCTCCTGAGCTGTGCTCTTAACGGCGTTATAAGCTCCTGCGATACCAGCCCCGCCAATGGTAATGGAAGCAATCGACAGGAGGCTATCACGTAAATTGCTAAGGGCGACCCCACGCTCTTTAAGCATCCGCATCTCGTCACGATGCCGCGCTTGGGCTTGCTTCTGAGCAAGGGCTTGCCGCCTTTGTGTCGCCCTATTGGCCTGGGCATCTTGCTTGTCCATCTCACGCAAGGCTTTAGCAACCTCTTTAGGCGAGGCGGAGAGGGACTTAGCGAGCGCTTCTACCGTCTTGTCCCCTTCACGCGAGGCATGAATGAAAGACGCAAGAAGCTTCTCGATCTCGTCCTGAACTTCAGCCGATCCGCCCAGAAAGAGCGAGGGGTCAAGGCCAATGCTCAGACCGGCAATGTTTGTCTCTTCCGGCATAATATTCTCACAGTGAAGGGGGTGGCGGAGTATAAAAAAGCCGCCCGGTGTGGAGCGGCTTCTGGTGGGTCTATGGGGAAAATTGGACCATTTTATATAATGACGCTCAGCATGTTGTTCCCATAAGCAACATCTGTAAGGTCATGAGAATCGTCTATTTTCTAGAAAAGAAAAGTGTAAGGATAAATCTTTTGGAGAGGCTATTATGTCGTCTGATACAAATCTAGTTACCCGCGAGAGGTGGATGAATATTTTGCGCGTTCTCAACGAGCGGCAAGGGGCTTTAGTGTATGGTGATGAGATAACTGACCTAATGCCTCGTGATATTCTTTGTATTAATCTGGAATATTTGCATGAACACGGCCTTGTTGAGGCTCGTATTAGCAGGAGTCTAAGTGGGCAATGGTCTTTCGGCGGCGCACTAATAAAACCTTCAGGCATTGATTATTTATCAGAAGACGGCGGATTAACGTCAGAGCTTAATGTCGTGACCGTTAAAATTAACGCCGAGACTATTAAGGGAATGATTGAAGAGTATATTGATGCTTCATCTGCCGATAAAACGGTTAAGGCGAAGCTGAAAAGTGCTTTGCGTTCTCTTCCTGCCGATGGGTTGAAATCATTAACATCTGGCCTTGTTCACATGGGTTTGAGCAACTCTCCGGGATTGATCCATTGGCTCGAAACAATGCTTCCCCGTTAATAATACCAACACAGACAAACTGGATAAAACCTGCGTTGTCGGCAATGCTGCTTATCGGCACGATGATCGGCTTTTCCAGATCTACCGGGGGTTCAGGAATGGACATCATCAAAACGGTTCCGCAATGTGTAATGTCAGCCCATATATGGGATGTCTTTGCGTAGAGAGTATCTTGTTTGGTGTTAGTCATGGGTATTCTCCATAAAAAAAGCCGCCCGGTTGAGGGCGGCATAATGGCGGTTTTGTGGGGTTGTTGACTCTGAATGAGGGGTACGCTCTGCTTTTCTGTGAAAGGATTATTCAATGAGCGATGAAAAGAACGCGCCTTCAGAAAATGTGCAAGCTTTAGCAGATTCCCTCTTGAGGGCGGGAACAGTTGACCCACGCAACAATCCAAAGCCTCGTATTATTAAAGCTATGGCGATGGATAGTATGCCCGAAGAATTAAGAACCCCAAGCTATGATACTCGCAATGGGGGGAATAAGAACGAGTAAGACCCATGTGATTTGAAGCAATAGCCTGTCTTTACAAAGCTTTCGCGCATTGAAAGATACGGTTGCTTCAATAAATTGCGTAAAACGTCTGATATGGTCTTGTTTGGTTAATGGCATTGGGTTGACCTTCATAACCGCGTTGAAAGCCTCCGCATTAACAGCTTTTGTTCTAAGGGCAGTGGGGTAGAGACCGGCAATACAAAAACACGCGACAACCGTATAGCCGATGCCAATCAAGAGGCAAGCGCGTGCATGATGCGTGCCAGAAAATGCAGCCGTATAAAAAGCTGTGCACAAAGTGATAGTGAGGGTAAGAACCGAGCTTAATCGTCCTTTGAGCCGTTCGTGAGCAGACATCACTTCCTTATAGGCCTCTTCAGCAGAGGCATATTGTGTTTCAATGAGCCAAAGTTGAAGCTCACTGGGCTTATTATTTTCGGAGGTCGTCACGTCTTATGTCCTCTATTTGATGGAACGCAAAGGCTCTTAAGGCCACCTTCATCATTTCACCGTTGTTTGCTTTTGCGCTGCTTTATAAGCACGGCGCTCGTTTTCAGCCTGCACGCTGGCAATTTCCAGCATGTCGTAGAGGTCTTTCACGCCATAAACCGTCTGGAGTTCGGCCAGTGTCGCGAGTTTGGCGGTTATGCACGCGCTGATGGTGCGGGGGATGTTGCGGGTTCCTGCCCAGTCATGTGGGCGGCTAGTACCATCCGCTCGGCAATCGACCGGGCGGCGGGTGTAAAAAAATCCGCATGCAGTCCAAAGGCTTTAGCGCGGAGCTGGGTAATGGTGCGGGCGTCCATTAACGTGGCGCGGGCATAGTCAGAAACTCGGCCATCTTCATAGACAGGCTGCCACTGGCCGTCCTCATCCTTTAGCTCACAACAAGCCATCAAGGGCACTAGAGCGGTGTTCTGCTCGCTGGGGGAGAGCTGAAGAAAGATACGCAAGCCCAGCAAGGCCGCGAGGTTCATAGGGGAGTCTTCGCGTTTATCAACGGTCTTGAGCTTGGCCTCTTCCGCTCGTTCACGCTTGACGTTCTCCACGACTTCCGCCGTGCGCTTGGAGGTGCTTTCTTTGGGAACCTGCACAGGCTCCGGCTCTTCGTCCAAAAAGCTCTCTCGTAAAGCAGAGGCCATCATTGAAAGCAACGGAGAGTCGGGGCCAGAGATGGAGCGAGCCACCAAGCCAAGGGCTTCTCGTGCCCATTCTTCGCAGGAGAAGGCATCCATCTCGGTGATTTTGAACATGCGGCCTTTATCCCGCCCAGAGCGGGGAGACCAGAGAAGGGGGCGTCGTGTCATAATGGGAGCTTTCGTTGAGGTATAATGGCGACTTTGTGGGAAGAAAAGGGGCTTAACAATTCAGATGACGTGCCAAAAAACTCTTGCTTAATTACGCAAAATGCGTAACAAGAAAGGGGTCGAGGTAATGCAACCCGACATGCAAAGGAGAATATCCATGGCAAACAATTCCGAAAAACGTGCCCGATACATGTATCTCATGACGATTGTGCAGACTGTCTGTACGGTTTTCATGGCGATTATTGCTGCGGGAACGTTAATCGGTCGTTTTCTCAGTCATCATTGAGGAGACGGGGTGGAGGGGGAACCCTTCACCCACCATGTAAGGAGAATGAGATGTTTAAATTCTTTGATTCAGGTAGGAATCTTGTCGTTCTTTTTAGTATCACAGCCGTTATAGCGCTCATTGGTGGAATTTATATTGGATACACATGGTAGGAAGAGTGTCATGACACCAACACGAATGCGAGAATGTCTAGCGCTTATGCACTGGACACAACGCGGTTTTGCGCGGGTCGTTGGATGTAGTGAAGGCACAGTGCGACAATGGGCACGCGGGCGTCTGGACGTTCCTGCCCCGATTGCACAATGGCTTGAACAAACGGCGCATTACATGGAAGAAAACCCAGCTCCTGCACGTACTCCGGTGCAGACTTCTTAAAAATCCGTCCTTCGTGAAGAAAGCGTGATCCTCACCACTCTCTGCTCTTTTAAACAATCGGCATTGGCGTGCAAGACGAGAAGACGAAGCCGTATTTAAGCGGGGCCTGTGTCTTGCCGTGGTCGGGCATGGGCTTTGTGCGAACGAACGCGCCATCTGAGAGCACGTATTTCATGCCTTGCGCGACATTGGTCAGGGTAGCGCTGATCAACAGCGTTTCCTGGCCGCGATTTTGAGCAGCGGCAAGTCCAGTGAGTATCTTCGCCATTGGAGAGTCTGCCATAAGCTGAAGGTCCATCGTGGCGGTTTCGCCGCTGGCAAGCCATCCGACGGCTAGCGGCGAAACCGCCATCAATGGGCTTGAAGGTTTCAACCATTTCTTGCTCATTGACGTTGAACATCATGTCCGCTGAGAAGCGTTCCACTTCGATGGGAGCGGCGATAGCGCTCGCAATGGGAGCCAGGGCCGTGTTGAGGCTGGCAAGACCAGACGAGGCGCGCCAATCGCCAATATTCAGCACAAGTGTGCTGTTTGCTGAGGTGACGGAGTGAGACATTACTGAACCTCAATCGAATTAAGAGAAATGCGCTGGACAGAACCGCCTTGTGTGTAAAGGACGGTAACGGGAACAGTCTGGCGCTTGCCACGTATGGCGGGGTCGGCCTTTTCCATCGCCACAAGCGTGACATATCCCGCCGTTTGCAAGGCTTGCAGCGTATTGGAACCAAACTCAGAACTTAGGGTGAGCTGCTCATCTTCGGAGAGCACAACGCCTTGGGTGATCAATCCGAAATTGAGGGCGTCCTGAATGGCCGGTAACAGCACTGCTTCAATCATGGTATCGCCAGCGCGTGTGTAAGGGATGGATTGTGGTGCCCGCAGACGCACAGAGAGCAGGTGCTGCATCCGGCGGTTAAACCAAATCTGTCCCATATAAGCATCGGCCCAGGCAAAATCACCAGAAACAAAGCCTGCTTGAAGCTGCGTAAGATCGGTATCATCAGGGCCCGTATAATCCCCGACATAATTGATGCCTTTAGCCTCTAATGCTTCAGCGATAGCACGATCGGTCACGGTGGCGATGAGGCCAGACGAGGTGCGACCCGCAAAGGGAAGCATGCCGTTCTTTTGCGTGAAATCGACGGACGCATAAATAGAAGAGACAAAAGCCGGTGTTAGCGGGTCGTTATTGAGACCAAAAATGCCGCTATATTGAGCTGCCGTCACCCCGTCATAGGCTGTTGTGGCTTGGTTCAGTGCCGAGGCCGTCATGCCGTCGAGCACGCTGTCATGGAGAATACCCATGCAACTGCTATTTTGGCTGTTGATCCAAGCCGCGAAATCTTTGTAGCGTTCTTTCGGGTCAAACGCACAGAAGAAGCTCGCCCATGTCGGGTTATACGCTCGGATCAAATCCATGACAGCTCCAACAGAGGGGAGCGGCAAGGCAGGCGTCACCACACCGCCCTTAGCAGGGGAGAGTCCTAACGCATCGGCAACCGTTCCGGCTGCGGAAGTGATGCTGCTCGGCGGTGGTGAAGACGCGCCCTCTTCCAATGGCTGGGACGGTGCGGTGATAACGAAGTTCGACAGCCCCACATTCCACGCAACAGCCCCACCGCCAGACGGGAAGAGGTCTGTGCTCAAACTATGCGCGGCATCAGAGAAAGACTGACAAGCGGACAAATCCACCGGGGCATTAAGAGCCGCACCGTTGACAGACAAGGAAAGCGTCCCCTTGACCTGCTGAAGAGCATGGAGCGTCATTCCTGCCAATGACCCGCCCCAAAGAGAGGCTTGGATGGGCGCTGTAAGGTCTGATGGGAAATGAGCCATCGTCAGCACAGCAGGGCGGCTTGTTGCCCCTGTATACGCGCCAAAATAGAGCGCGGCTTGCTGATATTCGAGCGTATTCTTACCCAATAACGTGCCGACATCATCAGCGTTACTAAAGGAGAGGGTGCGGCCAAAGGGCAGATTAGGGCTCTGTGAGAGCATAAGGCCGTAGAGATTGTTTTGCCCAGCCCCCGTCTGGACGACAGAGGGATGCACAGAGACGAGGGCGGAGAGTGGGATACTCATAAAAGGTCTTTCGTAGAAATGGGGCCGGGGTAAATGGCGGTGTCTTCAGCGTAGGTAACGCGCTGGTTGGCTTGTAAGATGAGATCAACCGTCCAGCGCTCTTCGTAATCCTGAGCTTCGTTGATGAACTGCACGTGCTGGCGTTGCTGCGCATAAAGCGGGGTTAAGGCAGGGACGTTGTGGCGGAACCAGTCGCAGGCGTAGCTGTCACGCCAAAGGGCGGTGATGATGGCCATGCGATCCGCTCCGCCTTGGCCATAGCAATCAACCTGCACGGTGCTTTGTGTGGCTTGCTCTACGGTAACGTGCCCATCGACAGAGCGCATGCGGCTATTGGTGGCGATGCGATGAGACAAGCCGGGATTGATCATGACAAAGGGCGGCTTGGGTATCTCCACGTCATTTTCTTGAGCGAAAATCACCGGAATATCTGCGGGTATGAGGGAGCGTAGATAGCGGAAGACAGCGCGTTGCACGTCTTGCTGCGTGCCGCTGGTGCTAGTCTGCATGTTGGTCTCCTGCCTGTCGCAAGGTCACGATGACCTTTCCCCAGCCATTGAGAGGCCAGTTTTCGGGAACGGAAATGACCTTCCATGTTTGGCCTGCGATGATGAAGAGATCGCCGCCTTTCATAGCGAGCCGTCGTGCGCCCATTGCTTGTCCGTTGAGATAAACGGCGCGGCTATAGGCTTGCTGATTGAGGCCTTCAATATGGTGTAAGTCACGTGAGGTGAGGGCTTGCACCTGCCCAGTGATGGCGGTCTCTTGCCAATTCGACGAGCGTTCCCCCGTCTCCATGTTCTGGGTTGTGCCCATATTCTGACGCCAGATCACAGGGGTGTTGGGGCTAATGCGAGACGTTGCGGCATTTGCGAGAGAGCGGAGGTTCATGAATGGGCCTATGGGGCATAAAAAAACCCTCCCGGTTGAGGGGAGGGTTCTCTAAGAGATTTAGTGTAAAAAGGGTTACTGTTTATCGGCATGTTGGTGGCGTTCTGGTGGTCTGTGAGACTCCATAAAAGACGCACATGACTCAAGCCATTGAGCGACGTCAAAGGGAATACTGACAGCGCCACGTGCCCATTGCCTCACAGTGCCTTCACCGCGCCCAATAATGCGGGCGAAGCCTCGCTGTGACCAATGGAACACATCAAGACATTCACGGAAACGTGTCGGTGTCATGAGAGTCTCCTTATGTAGCTAGAACTTTTATCAGGCCGTATAAAAAACTGAGGAGGGCGACAAGGCCAACCATCCACCACAGGCGGCTGGGCCGTTCAAGAAACCAGTTCATGCTGCATCCTTTGCCGCAAGAGAGTTAAGGGTATGAGGGGAAGAAATTCCCCTCATACCGCTTAGTGATGAGATTTTATCCATGAGGCAAGCCACACCCCAACGTCCTTTGCTGTTTCAGAAACAGTGCAGAGCGTTTGAATAACAACAAGCCAAAAGATGATCTCATCACGCTTAGGGGATTTGCTCATAAGCAACCTCCTTTTATGTTGGGCTTCATTGCCTCAACAGGTCTTTTATACGCAATTTGTGTATATTGTTCAATAATAAGAGACACGCGATGAGAACACTAGGATATGTCACTCCAGGCGATGTATTGCGGGAAGAATTCTTGGAACCGCTGGCCATAAGCGGCCGCCAGCTTGCTCGTGACATTGGCGTCGCGCCAAACCTCATTTCTCAGCTTCTCAAGGGAGAACGCTCTGTGACGGCAGAAACGGCGTTATTGCTGGCAAAGCATTTTGAGACGAGCCCTGAGTTTTGGCTTAACTTACAGAACAGTCATGACCTCGAAAAAGCGCGTTCTTTAATCGCTTTTTACGGAGGGCATCATGAGTGAAGCTGGTGAAAGCATTATGCGGGGGCTTGAAGAAGCTCTGGATATGGCCAAAGGGAATGATGTCGGCGCCGTGACCCATCGCGTGCGTGTTCCTCGTGTTGATGTAACGCGTATTCGTGCAAAAACGGGCCTTTCTCAGGCAGAGTTTTCGCGAACCATTGGGGTGGCAAAAGGCACTCTTGTTAACTGGGAACAAGGGCGCCGCACGCCAACAGGCCCAGCAATGGTTTTGCTTGCTATGCTCAACAAAAACCCCTCTCTTGTGAGCCAGATACTCTCCTCTGATCGACAAGGTCAGCCAGTATAACTAACCTTCACGAAGAGCCACCCTTCCCCGGTATGCCCGGTCGTAGGAAGTAAGTGATACTTCTGAGCATATAGCCGCTATCTTGGAGCGGCTTGGCGGGCATACCCATCTTTAACGCATCGGCACTATACGGGTTCTTTTCGAGCCGTTTGCGGATTGTATAGGGTGAGAGCTCTGGTGCTGTTACAGCGCTGATGGAGGCTTTCAGATCGGCTTTCATCGTCAGACCGGCGCGAAGGAGGATTTTCTCACCCGTCAGGCTTTTATCCGTGACAGCCTCTTTCACCCCTTGAGCCAAGATATAATCCCATTTCGCTTCATGCTGGGCGATGCAGGGGCGCAAGAACGGACGCGCGGGGATGCGCACCGTGCTTTTGCCTTTCATATCCGGCGGGGCCGGGACAATGCCGCCATATTCCTGCAAGAGCGCGATAGGGGCCACATATTTTCCATCTGGATAGCGGCAATTCTGATCCCACCCTACTGTTAAGGTCGCTTCTTTGGGGAATTGCTCTCTGAGCTGCTGGAGTTGCTTCTTGAGCTTTTCAAGGCCATTCACATCCATCCCAAATCCTGATTTTACGGCCATAAGTAAGCATCCCAAGCAAGACCAACGGTTTCATAGAGCGGGCCGTGAAGGTAACGCTGGATGATCTGCCATGCCATCGCGCCAAATTGGTTCTGCATGAGGAACTTTTCGGTTCCGCTAGCGTTGCCGGATTGGAGCGACTGAATCCCCACCCCGACAGACCCTTCATGAGCCGAGGTGAGGGAGCCCACCATTCCCGGCTCTAAGGTGCCGCCTGTCCGACCTTCCCCCGCGCTTGGCGTTGCTGTCACAGCATTTTGCACCAGCACGAGATAAAAAGCCGTCAGGTCATACAGCACCTCTTGACGGTCATCCATATCCGAAATGATGGACGCAGGTGTATTATCCACAAAGCGCTCAGCACGGCGGAAGTTTATCGCGACCTGCTCATTACTCACGACGCCTTTAAACGCCGGGAAGGCCGCATAGAAAGCATTACTCTCTAACGCGACACTCCCAGCTATCGGAGTCTGTTGAGGCATCGTCTTACCTGTTCATCGCTTCCAAAATCGCCATCGTGTCAGCGTCGCTCGTGTTGGGAGCACGGTTTTCTTCCGCTCGTTTTTGGGCTTCCTCAGAGGCACTTTCGCGATCATTGGGCAGGCGGCGGTCATGCGTGCGCAGTCCCTCCAACTCACGTCCAATGCTTTTACCGTCACGTTTTTTCTGAACCCTGCGGATCACACCGTTAACCAGTAAAGGATGGGACGCATGAAGGGTTTTAAGAGCTTCCCAGTCTTGATCAGCAATTTCTGTGAGCATGATGGCATCGGGGGCGGCTTCCCCATGATCACGTACAGCAATGCGACGCTTCCCGTCCGTATTTTTCACGACATGCTTAACGGTCATGGACGTGCCGCGAATAATGATCTGTCGCGTGCGCCCATGATCAATCCGCGGGGGTTGTGTGGAATGTGGGTCAAAGAGAAGAGGAGGAGAGATGTCAAAGATGACATCGTGAAAGGCTTTGCTGACAACGAAGGCCATCATCGTTTCCTTTATGGTTGTGTAGGCGCAGTAAGGCCCGTCATTTTTGCAATGAGGAAGGGGCGCACCCCGAAGAAGCCAGCCGTTTGGGCATACACCTTCTGACTGTAATGGGTGGAGTGGGTTTCAATCCGGCCTTCTTGATATTTGAGCTGATGGCCGCAATAGCAGGTCTTCACACCCTGATAGTCTTCAATAATGATCGCAAGAGTAGCGCCACGCACGGGGTCATCAAGCTCAGGCAGGGCGACAATCTCCCACATACCTTGACCAAAGAGCGTGTCATATTGCTTGGCCATATCGAACTGATATTCGTTCGTCGTGCCAATAATATCATTCTGTAGGCTTGTGCCGATCAGGAGTTTCTTTTTCAGCTTGCGCGACTGTGAAATATCAATCATGCCGCCCGCTTGCTGGAGCAGTTGATTGTAAGTGCGACGCACATCCTCAAATTTCTGATAGCCGTTCTTGTCCGTCCACAGCGTGATTGTCCCACCGTTGCCTTGTGTTGTCGCATCTTTCCAGACGGCCGGCGTAATGGCGGGGGGAAGGTTAGGGTCAGTGAGGAAACCATAGGTTGATTGCCCCGAGAGACCATAGAGAGCAGCCTCATTGAGAAACTTAGCCATTGAGAGAGCGGCTGATTTGCGCTTGTCTTGGATGAGATTAAGGCGAGATCGTCCTGCCATGTCCGTCTCAAGGTCGCCATAGACAATGCCAGTCATTTCACGGCGTGTCTCTCTCTGATCGTAATCATAGTTGACGTCTGAGAGAGGCGCGGGTGCAAAGTCATCATAAGCACCGCGTCTACTGACCTGCTCGGCATTGGGCCACGCAATCACGCGGTCGGTGGACGACCCAATAATGCGTTCCCCAAAAGCACGCCCGGCATTCATCGCGCCGTAAATGACATCGACGGTTTCGGGTGAGACAAATTGAAGGGTAGAGAGCAGCCAGCCATTGTTGTTAGCCGTGGAGAGGCTTCCATCAGGGGGCAATGTTGGGGCAGCGGTTGTGGCCGCATCCCCAATTTTAGCGCGGGCTCCGATAAGGTGGATAGGCGCGTTCTGGGGAGCCCCAACAGGCGTTGCGTTAAAATGCACGCCCGTTTTAGCGAACACATCCAGCGCGTGCCCGCTGTCATAGACTTTCTGAAGATTAGGATTAAGAGACATGGTTTAAGACTTTTTAGACGTAGAGGGGGAGGCTTTGGTATCCGCAGTATCGGCCTGCGTTGCGGAGGGAGACGCTGCTTCTGTCGTGGCCGGCTGTGAGGCTACGCTTGGTGTCGCTACATTTGGCTGCGGAGGGGAGGCCGCGTTATTGGGCTGCACAGCGACCGTGCCGTAGCCGGAAATACTGACAAGAGCTCCAACCTGAGCAGAGGCCGTAAAGGTAAAGTTTGTCGGCACGGCATTGGCTGTTGCGCTGGCACAGACAGCCCCATTGGCCGGATCGACATAAACGCGGCTTTGAGCTGTAACGGGGGCTGTTCCCCCAACGACAGCGTAGAAATCCCCACCATTATAGAGTGTGGCTTCTTGCCCAGGCAGCAGCCCATCCACTGAGCGGGCAAGCCATGTCGTAATCACACCTGTTCGTGTTTTGTGAAGGAAGCCAAGCGGGCTGCCTGTGCCAGAATTGAGCAAAGCACGCCCATTTGGATCAGCAGGGTCTGGCCAGGCAAAAGCCCCTACAGCGAGGCCATTTTTCCCCGCGCAAAAACCACCATTAGGAGCTGTAACGACATTGAGAGGATTGAGATTTACGCGCTGCCCCGGTGTACCGATCGGCTGGAGCAGTGAAACTGTTTTTTGTGCCATGATAAATGTCTTTCTTTAGCCGAGAAGCTCACGGGCGAGGGTCTGAACATTTGCCGTGTTTTGTGCGTTTTCAGCACTGTCGCCTAAATGTGCGGAACCCTGCTGGCGTTGTGCGGCGAAGGATCGGAATGTGCTTTGTAAGGCCTCTTCTGGGAGGATATCCGCCCCTTGATAGCCAAGGTTAGCAAGGCCAACGCGGTAGAGATCAGCCGCGCTATCGCCTGTTTTACAGCCGTGTAGTCGCCCAGTTTCTTTTTCCACATCGTCGCGGGCTTCGTCCGCTTGCTTGCGTTTTTTCTCGTCTTCTTCCCGTTCGGCTTTGCGCTGCTCTTCGACCTCGCGGCGAATCTCTTCTTTGCGCTTCTGCTCGTCTTCATCCTTCGTTTTGGATGTGTCTTTGCTGGGTTTGCCTTCAGAAGCGGGAATGCTGCGGGCTCGCTTCACAATCTCTTGCGCATTTTCTTTTGGGAGGTTGCGGCTTTTCTCTAAGTGAAGCGCTACAGCCTCTGGGTGCATTCCTTTATCGAGCAGGTCTTTTGCTTCGAGACGCGCCGCTTTCATGCGCTTTTCTTTGTCATCTTCCTTCCTCTCCTGCTCTTGACTGGTGTCTTCATCATGATGCCAACCGCCGCGCCCATGACCGCCACCAGAAATGGTATTCGTGGATGTCCCACCAAAGAGATCATTTTGCGTATGTTTATATCCGGGCGCATCCCCTGTTTTTCCATGAGCTTCATCCTGCGTCATAGCGCGTTTAGCCGCGTCCGTTAGGCCCATATGCTCAAGGCATTCGCGCACGTTAGTCGGGTCTTTATCGCCCATACGGCGCAACACATCCCGTGCTATACGCTCTTCTTCTGCATGGTTCTTTTTAGCGTCTTCATCCGCCATAGCGGTGTCCTTTTTCGTGAAAATTTGGGTGAGAACATGTGATAGGCGCTCTAGGCTATTGAGCGTTTTCTCATTCACAGCGTTCGGTGAGGACGTGGAAGAGGTGGGAGCCTCATCCTTTGTCGTGTTCTCTTTGGATGTTGGATTGGGGCCGTTCTTGGCTTCTTTGGTGTTCAACTCTGCGAGGGCTTCTGTAATCTTCGCACGCACTTCATCAGCGGGTGTATCAGGGCAGGTCTGGCAGAGAACTTGTATGGCAGCTTGGAAGTCCATCATGTCTCCAGTATCAGCAATTTTCGCAAGGGGGCCTGAATTCCCCTCATGATTGACGCGCCCAACGGTCACGAGTGCGACATGCTCAGGGATGATTTTCGTCATTTTCCCGTCATAGGGACGTCCGTCGGGGGTTGTTCCAGGGGGCATTGTGATCTTTGACCCATACCCAAGGGAAAGCTGTTCTTTCTTTTTGGACTCAATGTCGCGGATGGCTGGGCCGTTCCAAATGGTAACGTTGATAAGAGCAGCATCCCCTTGCATCTCAGGCTGGTCACCTGTGGCGCCGACCAGCTTATCCTGAGCGAGATTGTCGGCGGTTTCAAAATGGTGACCGTCCAGAATACGCAGGCTCCTCATCGCCGGTAGAGCCGCTTTAATCACGTCAGGAGGCCGATAGATGCGATAGATTTTGTGAGGGTCTAATCCTGGAACGGATAAATCTTTGCCGAGATACTCATCAACACCGGCTTTCGTGATGACAGATTTCCCGGCATGCAGGGCGTTAATGGCATCTTTCCAGCGCGAACTCGGGGCCGCGTCGGCTATGTTACTAAGCATCTAATCAAATCCTAGTATATGTATGGAAAACCAGCATTTACAGCCGATTTTCTCGCCCGGTTGAATGTGTTCGCCATCAATGCAACACCCTTCGGAAAGGCGGAAACGTGTCCCGTGGGCTGCCACATGGCTCATGCGCGGGTGGGTTTCTCCCCCTGCGACATGCCACCACTGGGCTTCAACATCTGTCCCCCACGCTGCGAGGGCTTGAGCGACATTAAGGCGGGCCGTGATGGCGCGGTTTTGATCGCGGGCAATAAAAGCGGCGCGTTTGCGTGTGACCCCATAATGATGGCGCAATGACTGCACCAACTCATCAAGGGGCCACCCATTGGTGAGGGCCGTATAAACGTCCTGAACCACGCGATTGTGAAACTGCTGTGGGATAGAGCGAATAAGGGCGACATTCTGCTCAACCGCCGCTTCTTGGATCGTTTTGAGACGTTCTTTCCCCTCGCTGGTGCGGTCAGAGGGCAATGATGGTAAGGGGCCGGGACGGTCATTGCGCCATCCGACCCATCCTTCTTCATGCCGTCGCCCAACATTGCGCAATGCTTGCGTGGCCGTATGTTCTTGCAACGCGTCGATGGCTTCCTGTTCTTCCTGTTCCGTTGGAGACGGGCCAAGAGAAGGGAGGGAGGTTTCAGATGGGGCTTGATAAACGGGTACGTCGAGCTCTTCATGATAGCGTGACAAACGAGCCACGGCGGCATAGCGCCTCAAGACGCGCCGTACAGCATGGGACTGACGACCGACGACAGCGTCAACAAAATCAGACGCCATCCCGTGGCTTTGCGTGTCAAAAAAATGCTGCCATTTCCCAGCCAGCCGTTCCAGCACTTGGCGTGCCGCTGTTACTGTTGGCGGTTCGGAGCTATCAGCAAGGGATGTTGCCCGTTCCTTCTCTTGATCAAGGAAATAATGCGCAGGATAAAGCGGCATGAAAGGCGCTTCATAGGCGCGATCATTATCAGATGCGTGTGTCATCGTTCGTTCCCTCAAGGGGGCTTAATAAGCTTGACGATTGGGAAGATCGGGGGATAGGATTAAAGATGTAGCGGGTGAATTATCCTGTAATCTCTCACCTCGGCTCGTTTGTTAGGTGTATGCTGACTCAACCTTTGGGATAAGGCCGTGTATCGCCCATAAGAGGAGTTTGGAAACCTCTGCCCGCTACCGTATGGTTCCCATTTTTTCTTCTGTTGGATAGGCTGTGGTGACGCGGTAATGATCGCCTACAGGCGTTAGATGAAGCGCCTCTATCATGTGCTCAACTGATTCTTTCGTGATGACAAGGTTGCGGCTGCGATGGCGTGGGCTCTCTATATCTTGCGTATGATGTGTCACGATGTAATGAGCGAATTCTAGCGCATGCTTAAAGCCTAGCTCTCTAATCTGGCGTCCATGTCTAAACTCAATATGCCGACGTCCCCAGCCTTTCCCACTAGGATGCGTCGTTTTTTGTCGCCCTTCGCTAAAGATAATAGGAATGCGCGCATGAGAAATATCTGGATGAGGGATTTCTCCCAACACGACAGGGCGGTTTAGTTCGGCTTCTTGGCGGGTATCATGCCCTCCTGGCCCCATATTCCACGCAGCAACCCCATAAGGCCCACGTTGTTTGCCTTCTGCTTCCAAGCGATCCAGAAGGGCGGCATATGTCTTTTGTAATCCCACAAAGGACGCGCCGCCTTGTGCAACCCACCGACCATGTTCATCTCGTGGCTGGTTGGGGGCTTCATCGCCAACGAGGCCAAGGCCATTCTGCTGATAGAGCTGCCTAATCTCACGCACATAATCGCGCCCCATGAGCGCAATGGCACGGTGCATAGACCGTCTATAAGCCTCCGCAATGCCGGCATTAGGGCGCGGGAAGGGCGTGCCTTTAGGGGTTTTCTTCCTCACCGCCAAGGTCATGGCTATCTTCCTCTTCAATCCCTAAAGAAAGCCGGTTCCCCGAACGGAGAAGAGCGCGGCGTGCATCTTCAGCAGAGAGTATCCCCTGATCGACCGCATCAGAGAGCCCGCGGGCATATTGCAGATCCATATCGGCTTTCTCACGGGGTGGGGGCTCGCTAATTGGGTCCCACACCCATTTAACGGCGCCCAGCTCAATCAATCTCTTTCCCCAGAGATGGAACTGTAAAATGTCGCTTATGCGCTGGATGATCGGCTCAAGATGGAGGGTTCGATAGGACTTTTTACGGTCATCAGAAAGACGCAACGCCCCATCGCTGGAGGCGTTAAGCCCTGTCGGTTGATTGCCTGTAAACTCCATCACCGTCATCTGCGTGATGTTACAAATCTGCTCTAACGCCTGAGCTTGCAGACGGTCGAGCCCAGAAAGGGGCGTGGTGATGTTGGTGAGGGTTTCATCCTTCCCAATCATCATCAGGCCCATATTATTCCGAGCCGCATTAAACTCTCGTGCACGCTTCTTCATGCGCATGCGTCCCTCTGCGCTCAGCACTTGGTCAAAATTGGTTGTGAGTGCCATAGTCCGCATGGTCGAAAGCAGTGCGGTCACATTGTCACGCGTCTTGAGCCAGTTATCGACATAAGGCTTGGCCATGAACAGCAATGAAACACCAGAGAAATTGTAAGCTGGCTTATAGATGTCAGTCACAGGGCGTGTGATCAGCGTCATGCACCGGCTGGCATGGTAGGAGGTTCCTTGAACCCACCACGCCTGTGGTTTGTAATACCAAGGCGAGGCCGCACTCTGTGTGTTATACGCATCAGGACTGATCCATGTGGGATCAATGGCACGGAAGCCCTTGACGTTTCCTTTCCCCATTTTGTGGGGTGTGAGGGTGAGCGGTGTTTCCGTTTCCCCGTCGGGGCCGTCATCGCCACGCATCGTGACAAGACCGAACCCCATCCCATAAATGGTCTCGTGACTGACGAGGTCGCGCAGGAAAGACAGAACGTTAAACTCTTTTAGAGCGGCGTTCAGTTCATCAACCTGTTTTTTATCAACCTTGCTATCAAGCGTGTCATGAGGCTGCCATTCCCCAAATGACCGCAGAACACCGTCCACTTTAGCGGTGAGAATATTCTGATAATCCCCTCGCTTCGCGAGTGCTGACAGGGCAGGGAATCCGGGAAAACCGACACCTTGATGTAAAAACTCTCCACCTTGTGCAAAGCCATCCATTCCGATCGGCATTTGAGGCATGTTGGAAACCGTCATGCGGGGCGCTTCATCGCCAATTTTCCCAGCACGCGGGCCGCGTCTGTAGGTGCCAATCACGCCTTTTTCAGGTTGGTAAGGCTTTAAAAGCTCCTCACTTGAAGGGGCGGTGCTTTGGTCTTCCTGAACCATCTCATCGGCAAGAGACTGAGCAAAGCTAAAAACCTTCTTTTGAAAGTCAGGCGCTAAATGCTCAAAATCCGACATAGGCGGAAGAGGGAGGCCATTCACGTAAGGAGGCATAAAAGAAACCTATGGAAAGAAAATCGTTCATCACGGATGATCAAAGGTATGACAAACAGAGGAACGCCGATGAGACGCTCCTTAAAACGCCTCATAACCACCCTCATCATCGGCCCAGAAACTGTCAGCATCGTCGGGAGCGAGAGGCCCCATATCGGGCGTCCAAATGGCCGTAAATGCGCCAGCCGCAGCGTCGACTTGATCGTCATGGGTGGCAGCAGGGAAGGCGCGGAGCTCTTTAATAAAAGGGGCATTCCATGCGGACTTTACGAGACACACATTGCCCACATTTACTTGTGAGGCGAAGGGGGTCGCGCGCGTCGCTTTATCGCCCGTTTCCCGAATACACTGCACTTGGTGCCCCACGAGGAGGCCGGTGAGGTAAGCCGATTGGGCTTTCCCAGCTTGGCCGGGGTCTTCTGGCAAGACGATACGCGTCTCATACCCGTCCGCTTTGGCGGTATTGAGGATGGCTTGTTGCACATCTTGCGGGCCGCCACGAAAGCGAACAATATCAAGAATGACATAATGCTGACTGTCCAAGCGTCCCATTTTAACCCCAACCGTCCAGTCAGGGTCATTGCCGCCCGTATCGCGCGTAGCGGCTAAATCCCAGCGTCTGACAAGATCCATGACGCCAGAGGGTTCAGCATCAAGATAGGACAAGGCCGTCAGCTTAAAGAGATTTCCTTCAGCTTCGGTGGGCTTTTGCTGGTAAAGGGCAGCCCATTCACGCGGGCCAACCGTGTCGCGAATACGTTTGAGCGCTGGCAACGGGTAGCGGTCAGGCCACAATGCCTCGCCTTCTGCGCGACCTAGGGCATCATCAGGGCTATCAGCCAATGCTGGGAGCTCAACAACATTCCAACGGTCGCCTCCGGTTTCTTGTGCTTTAAGCAACCGCCCTGCCAAATCGTCAGGATGCCAGCGCGTCATAATGAGCACGATAGCGCCACCGGGCATCAGACGAGTGTAAAGAACAGACCGATACCAATCCCACACATTGTCACGAATGACTTGGGACTCAGCTTCTTTACGATCCTTAAAAGGGTCATCAATGATAGCAAGATGAGCACCCTTGCCTGTCAGGCCGCCGTCAACACCAGCAGCGACATAAACACCGCCCTTACTGGTCGCCCATTGGCCTTTAGCGCTGCTATCTTGAGAGAGAGAAACATCAGGGAATACGTTGGAAAATTCAGGCGAACGAACAAGGTTACGAACATGACGACCGAAGGTATTTTCAGCTAAATCAGCCGAATATGATGCCGTAATAATTTGCCGCTCTGGATGGCGGCCAAGAAACCATGCAGGAAAACGCGTGCTTGAAAGCTCTGATTTCCCGTGTCGCGGCGGCATAAACACCATAAGACGGTCAATCTCGCCACGCTCAACCGCCAACAGCTTATGAGATAAGAGGCGTAAATGCTCTCCCGCCTCGTAAGAAGGCATCGTGTATTGCGTAAAAGCGAGAGGATCAATACGAGCCCTCCAACGAGAACGTAGTTCTTCTGTCGCACGTTCTTGTACACGACGTTCTAACGCGTCTCTATCTTTCGTGTTCTTCATCGGGGTTTATCCCAGCCAAGACGGCCAGGTCATCTTCTGTCATGTCAGATAAACTACGTTTCACGTTGGCATCAATTGTTTGCCTTGGTTTGCCGTAAGCACGGTCTAAAATATCGCGTGCCGCCGCTACACGTGCAGCGTCACTCTCTCCATTTTTGGCAATGTCACGCAGTATATTAAGCGCTTCTGTGCCATGTTCTTGTGCGAGCGCACGAATATCGGCAGTCGCCTTGTTGGGCACGCCTTTTTTCCGACCTGCTCCAGTAGGACGCGGCTTTCCTTTTGGCCAAGCCATGACATTTCCTCAACTTACTTAAACTTATTTTGTATTCTCTACTGCTGTCATCCAGCGTTCGATGATCTTCTCGCGGCGTTCGATCTCAAAGCGCAGCATGTCGAACCGTGCTTTATTGGCCGCCGCATAAAGAGGGGCTGTCTCTGCCTCAAGGGCGCGGATTTCATCAGCAAGCACCCAGCATGAGATGTCTAAAGCCTCAACAAAGAGGCGGGTCTTTTCCTCACCTTCACTCATAAGGCGTAGGAAGTTGCCGATTGTTGGGCGCCCCTCGCGTCCAAAACAGACGGTGTTCAGCGTGTAACCATGTTCGATTTCGTTCAGCATGGCACGAAGAACATCGTCAGAGGGGGCGTTGTGTAACGTCTGCTGTCTCATAATGTTCTCCGTTGGGGGTAAGCATCTTCCCGCGCTTGTATCCGCACTTCTTTACAGGCAGCGGCCCAAACGCGCTTCATGAGCGTTTCTGGAACGGTGGATGGCAGGGGATAGACGACATGGTGAGGCAGCGTGAACGGGGCGCAACGGATCACATCACGAGCCGACAGACCGAGCAGCGCCGCATCCATCCATGACGGGTGGACATCAGCACGGTGGGCATTGGCAGGCCCGCGTCGGATAGGCACGAGTGCTACGCGTTCGCGGTCACGCTTGAGCACAACACAAAGGCCGCCGCGTGTAGATACAACCCTCCCGCGTCTCAGCCTGCGGTCAGGTTGGGACGTGGGGTAGGGCATGGGATTGTCTTGTGAAAGAGTTTGATTTTGTAGGGAGTGTCAGGTTGTTAAGCCGGTTTAACAAAAAAGCCGCACACCCGATTAGATGCACGACTTCCGACTATGCCAATATCATCTCACGTTTATGCTATACGTACAAGTCCTTTTTTCACGAGCCTGTTTTTTGTGTTTTTCAACGTAGAAATTAGCGAGCTGCTCTAGGAGTAAAACGCATTGAGAGCGAGCGCATTTAGAGGCGTCTGGCTGGCTCTTATGAGGCCACAACTGCTTCCCAATGGCCGAGAAGCTCATGCCCTCGACCAGCAGCATTTCTAACCTGTGGTGCGAGCACCGGCCAAGCGCTTCACGCACCTCAGCAATCCGAGCGGCCGCTTTACCGCGCGCAACAGCGAAGGTGTGGACGTTGCCGGGGATATAGTCCCGGTCGAGCGGGTCTTTGAGGTAATCGGCATAGCCCCCTTTGAAGAAGATATAATCCTCCAGCCAACGGTTCGCGGCGGTAACGGCTTCCCCGCTGATGTCGCCGCTTTCGTGAAGTGTTTGCACGGTGCGGGCTTTCACGCGGCGTTTGCGCTTTCCCATACCGAGTGTTTCGTAGTCGGGCTTGAGTGTGCGCTCTGTGGTTGGCCCATCGGAGAGGGCATAGGCGGCGGCTTTGCTCATGAGGCACTCCGTTCTTTTTTCTTTTCAGGGAGCCAGTAGCCAGCGTATGGCCCGCGATGACCACGTTCCCACACCACCCACGCATAGGCTGTGGTGCCGCTATGTTTTTGTTTTTGACCGAGCAAATGCCCTGGGACGCAACTAATTCGGTCGGGGAAATGCCATACGCGAGCAGGGGGTGTTTGCTTGAGCCATTCCGACCGCTTGATACCCTCAAGGAAGGCAGCGCGGAGGAAAAGGCACACGCGGCCTTGCGTATGGTCTAAGGCCAGCTTTACGAACTTTTCCGCCTGATTGAAGGGCGGGTTGGAGATGATCGAGGTTGGCTTGAGATCGGGAATAGCCGCGCTGAAATCCTCAACACGCGCTCCTATGCCATGGTCAACAATGTCGCTTCCGACGGCTTTAACCCCAGCGCGGCCACACGCCCGGAGGATGTTCCCTTGCCCGCAACAGGGATCTAAGATCGTTCCAGAGAAGGGCTTTTCCACAGCAAGGAGCCGATCCGTGGCATGTTCTGGCTCTACATACCAATCATGAGCCACGCGGTTATAAGAGGTTTTTTTGGAAGACGTAGCCTCAGGAGCAGATTGGAGGATGTCTTGGTAAATCTGTCGAGGGGTGCGGTCTTTCTTGTATGACAGCAGCCGTATCGTTTCCAACACCATGCGCGGATAGTCGGTAACAGTATCGCCGTCTGGCACGATAATCATACCGTTATCAGGATATTCATAACAAAGACTGTGCTCGCTATAAAAACCAAGCTTCTGCCAGCCATTGGCTGCCAGATACTGTTGAATAGCTGCTGGGGTTAGGATCATCAGCTCTTGGAGCGTAGGGTAGTTCTTTCTCACTTCGTCGTTATGCGCAGACGCAGCTTTTCTGATGCTGTCTGCATTTTCGTTGAGGCCATAAGCGTCAATGAACCTTTCAACTATCTTATCAGAGACTTCATACCCTCCACGCTCCATACGGGAGATCACGGCGGCCTTTGTACCCAGCTTACGAGCTGCATCTAGCAGTCGATCCCCGTGGGCGATACGGATGTCGCGCACCATCCTTGCGAACTCAGAGCGCATCACACATCTCCTCCAAAGCACCGATGAAGAGCGTCGCTTTCTGCGTTCCGATTTGTCTCGTTCTCAGCAGCGCCTGAATTCAGCGGTTCGTAGCGATAGTACTCCAGAGAATTCCGATTATCGTCTCCGATAAGAGATAGGCATAGCGAACGCCAGTTATCCGCCGTTTTTTGGGTATTTACGCTTGGAAATTCCGAAGAGTTACGCATGGTATTTCTGATCCTCCACCAACTGCTGATAAGCGCGTGGAGCCTGTTGCTTGAGCAGAGAGAGGCTTGAGCGTCGTGCCTCATCAGGCGTTGTGCCGCGTCCGAAGGCGAGCTGACGAAAGCCGTCATTGTTGGCCTCATGCCATCCAGCCAAGAAGACACGATCTTTAGGCGTCAATTCCTGTGAGCTATCGGGGGACGCATGTCGCGAAATGCGTTCCCTTTGCCATTGCTCGCGGGCTGCCGCACGCAGTGGCTCCGCATATTCGTTCAACGCTGCGCACAGTTCAGCAGCGCAAGGGAAGAACTTGAAGCGGCGTCGGCAAAAACGGACAGCATCTGCGTTCCATACCGTGTCAGGAAGCTCTGCTTCAGCCATGACAAGCACTAGCTCAGCCCAAAACTCTGCACGTTCCTTCTCCGGTTTGTCGCGGAATTCTCGCGAATGCTGAACGTAGGAGGCAAGCTTGGTCAACCATCCGCCAATGCGGCGGTTCCGAGCCTGTGCAACGGTGTGGGATCGGTCAGGAAGGTGCGTAACAACGGCGCTCATGCGTGTCCTCCAAAGCGGGAGTAGGCTGCTTTTTGCTCAGGGGTTAGGTCAGGGACGACGTTACCGAAATTGTCCCCTAAGCCCTCGAACGGGTTGCTTGGACGTCGCGGTGCTGTGGGGGCGTTATTGGCCTTTCCGCCCTTGAGAAACTGACCTTGTCGCTTATCGGCTTCTCGACGGCACCATGTCCGGAAGGTCGCGTCCCAATCCAGCTTGCACGCTTTTGCTCCAGGAGTTGCATGCCAGTAATCACGAAAATCTTCAGTAATCCGTTGAGGGTTTAGGTTTCGCTCGTTGGCGTAATCCAACAGCTCTTCCGATGGCTGCCAATCGTCAGGAAGACGGGATCCGCGTTTGGTGGATTTTGTTTTTGGTTTCGATGAAGCTGGCTGCTCTTTGGGTGCGCGCGCCTCTCGAACGGAGTGAGAGAGTAACTCCTCTTCCTCTCCTCTTCCTCCTCCTCTTCCTAGGGGAACCGGTTCCGAACGGGTGGGGAACTGGTTCGTAACTTGGTCAGAACTAGGGGCACTATCGTGAGAAACCGGCGTAGAACTGCGCTTCTCTTGACCGGTAGAAGGGGCGGGTGATGGCTCTTCTTCTGTCGTCTCGTCCGCGCTAGGAGAAGCACGTCCCGTGGTGGAGGAACCGGTTTCTCCCTCGTTCCCACCGAGTGGGGGCGTCTCTTCCGTCGCACAGAAACGCACGACATCTTCAGGCATGGGGTTTTTGCGGTTTGGCTTTTTGGGAGACTGAAACTTGCCGAAATTGCGGACGGCCCCATAAGACACGCCATCAACCTCGTAACGTGTGATCACGCCAAGCTCAGTGAGTTCATTGAGCAACGCGCTGATGTCAACTTGGCGCAACGGCATGATACGGGCCTGAAGCTGCCGCGGCTTCCATGCAAAAGCGCCGCCGTCATCAGCCTCGCCCCACAGGCCAATCATGAAGAGCTGGGCTTCAAGGCTCATCTCAAGTGTGGCTTCATCAGTCCAGAAGCCGGGGTGGATCGAACGGATACGAGCCATTACAAAGCTCCTTTCAGGCGTACGCCTTGTTCTTTGAGGAACGCAACAACGTCTTCCAATGAGCGACAAACAGCCGTTGGCGCACCACAATGACGCGCATTGGCAAGGAATTCTTGTTGCTTGGGGGTCAGGCGGCCCGTTGGTATTTTGAGCTCAATAAGCAGGAGGCGACCGCGATAGAGAATGTGCAAATCTGGCACGCCCGCAATGCACCCGCGTGCAACGTGGCTCTTCCCGCGAATGGGCCCGAGGTTGTTATTCTCGACCGACCAAGCGAGGCAATCACTGGGCAGGAGCGTCTGTAGAGCTTCCCATATATGAGTGTGGAGCGCACTCTCGCGCTGTTGAATGGGGCGATGACGGCGCATCATCATACAAACCTCCCATGCCCATCGCGTTTGCGTTGTGGTGATGCGGTACCCATTGAGGCGAGCTGCTTTCTGAGTTGCGTAACGAGAGCGAAGGCACGGTGGTTTTCGCTCTCAAGCTGCCAAAGCTGCTCCCGCAAATAGCGCACGTCTGAGGCACAGCGTTCCTGATGGTTGCGTAGATCGACACAGGTTGCTTGCAGCGCCTTGTTGTGACGGCGTTCTTGGGCAAGCTCGCGGTGCAGCCTACGGACTGAGGGATAGACAAGGCGCAACATCTTACATCCCCAACGCTTTACGGTAGATGTCGAGCATCGTTTCTTGCTCTTCCACCTCAGCGGGCTCTTGCTTGCGGAGCTTGAGCAGCTCTTTAACGACCTTCACGTCAAAGCCTGCTGACTTGGCTTCTGTGAAGAGGTCGCGAATGTCCGACCCCAGAGCTTTACGTTCTTCTTCAAGGCGTTCGACGCGTTCAATGATGGAGCGCAGACGATCAGCGGCAATGCCGCCTGTTGTGTGTGTATCTGTCATAATGTGCCTCTAAAATGGGATTTCGTCGTCGAGTGGGTCTTGGCTTGCATCCACGTCAGACATGGAGCGCTGAGAACCGTAGGACTGGCTTTGAGCGGGCTGTTTCTGCTGGGAAGGCTCGCGGTCAGACTTGCTATCGAGCATCTCCAAATCACCACGGAAGCGGCTAATCACGATCTCTGTCGTGTAACGCTCCACACCCTGCTTATCTTCCCACTTACGCGTCTGAAGCTCGCCTTCGAGATAAACATTGCTGCCTTTGCGTAAGAAACGTTCAGCTACACCAGCGGTGTGCTCGTTCCAGATCACGACCTTATGCCATTCGGTGCGTTCGCGACGTTCGCCGGTGTGCTTGTCTGTCCAACTCTCGCTGGTAGCGATGGAGAGCTGAACGATCTTTGCCCCGGATTGTGTGTTGCGTACCTCTGGATCACGTCCCAATCGACCGACGAGAATGACCTTGTTAACGGAGCCCGCCATTACCGAACCCTCCGCACTTGCAGTTCCTCACGACCGCGCACGCAAATAGTGCGGGTTGTTACGTCATCAGAGAGGGCGGCTTGGCTTTCTGTGCAGACAGCGCCGGGAGCGGGAACAAACCGCCCATCACAGTCGCTAAAGTAGGCGATGGTCGTCCATTGGGTGGGGATAGTGCGGCTCATGACGACGCCTCATCTTCACCAGCGCGGCGTTCAATTTCTTCATCGGCGATCTGAGAGAGAAGACCAGCAAGCCATCCCGGCATTGCATGGCGTCTGATCGTCCGAAGGTCTTCATCGGGTAGCTGACAAATAAACATCCGAGCACGCGGATCAAGCAGCTTAGGGCATCCCCATTTCTGCAATTCCTCATCGGTTGGGCTGGTAAGCCTTTCCTCACGGTATTTACGAATGTCCGTTTGAACAGCAAGATTGACCCGGTCGCAACGCTCCTGCTCAGAGAGCGTATCGTCGTGGGGACGCTTCGCTTGGGTGTCTTGTGCTACGGTTTCGTTGCCTGCTTCGGAGGTCGAGTCCGTGCGGGCATCTTTTGAAGCTGAACTAGGGGACGAAGATGACAGGTTTTGAGTTGAAAGACCTGAAGGTTGAGAAGAGCAGCGATTACAAACTTCAGTCTTCAACAGATGTGACGCTGAGAACCCATCTTGATACCCTTCCAGCCACGACACTAGATCAGTGGAAGGTTTGGATAGAGGATCAGCTTCAAGGCAGCTTTCAAGGCTCTTCAGAAGAGGGATAATCTGAACAGGAGCTAAGTGGATGGTTTGGTGTTCACGCGGTGCGCAGTTGTAAATAAGGCGGCCATCATGCCAGACCATCCCTAGATATTGCTTTTCCTCGCTCATACCCGTGTCTCCTTCTGGTGTTGTGTGGGGGTGGGGGTCGTGCGCCGCGTTGGACGGCGCGGCGGATACAGGTCAGGGCGCAGCTCTTCACGCGGGATGCCGGTAAGGGATTCCACTGCTATGACGTGACGCGCGGGAACCTGGTTCCATTTGAGGACTGAAGTGTGCGTTCGGTGTCCTAAGTGTCGTGACATCTTTGTGCACCCTCCGCAGGCTTGGATGATTTGCTTTATCGTAACCATAAGTCTCTTATAGAGACAAAAAAGTATTTTGCAAGAAAGTCTCGATCGGAGACCATCGTTTTTTTTAGTTTTGCTAGGAAATAACGATGACTGGATTAAATCGTGATCGCTTAAAAAATGCACGCAAGGCAGCTCACCTCACGCAGGATGAAGTGGGCGCAGCCCTTGGCAAAAGTCGTGCATTTTTATCTGATATTGAATCAGGCAAGAAAACCGGATCGTTAGAAACGCTTATCGCACTGTCCCAACTTTATAACGTCTCTCTCGATTTCTTGTGTGGTCTCTCTTCGGGTTCGGATAATGAGTCTGAAGAGTATATCGTCCATGAGCCGGATGAGAGGCGTCTTATTGCTATCTGGCGCCTCATAAGCGAGGCGGAGCGTCTTGATCTCATGACTAGTCTGGCCTTGAAAATGGCGGGACGAGGTGGAAAAGCGCTTTCTGGACATGAAGAAACCCCTCAAAAGACGCCTAATATCTCTTAGAGAGACATTTTTCTATTGCGATAAGTCTCTTTTGGAGACATATTGCCCTCATACCGAACGAAGCGCCCCACGTCGGGGCGTAGGAGGAGGGTAAGATGGAAATAGAAGACCGTCAGGAAGCTCTTCGGAGAAGGGGCGAAAGCCTGCGTGAAATGTCCCGTGCATTTCTAATGATGAGCACAATCCTGCCTCTGAACGAAGAGGCCAACAAGGAAACTTACGCAGCATTTGGAGATTCAGCGAACCTACTCAGTGAGGCGTTCAAGCACCATCCCAATTGTGCGACGGGGAAAGACAACATCAACTCAGAGCTGCTTTTAAAGCTAAGAAAAGCCGCAGATGCTCTTGGTGAGGCAGGGGGAGAATCCCATCGTTGTGCTGATGCCTTTGCACGTCAGGCGAAGGAGGCCGCGCAATGATCTACCTTCACGCAGTACCGCAGCCACAGCCGAGCGTCTTTGAGCAGATTGAGAGTGCTGATCCACGTACTCTTAGCGACGAGACGATCCTTTCTTTTGCTCAACGTCTCTCCCAGTGGGTAGGGCGTATGGCTGCTGCAAGTCGTGGCGCTGAACAAGAAGCGTTTAACGAACTAGAATACGGCGTTGAGACCGTTGTTCAGCATTACACACCCTACATGCCCGATCCACTTGACCGTTTACGCCAAGGCAAGACGTCGCCCGTAAGCTCAATCAAGACGAGAAGGTGCTGGGGTGATGTTGGATACGACTATTAGTGTTTCCAGAAAGCAGATCACTGATGCACAAGCTGATCTTATTTCAAGGGAAGATTTAGAGAGTCATTATGGCTTAGAACGTCTCTTCTTTACTGGAGTGATTTTCAGCTCTGCCTTCCGAACGCTTGCAAAAGTGAGCCAATCCAAAGAATTGGCAGATTCAATCGAAGGTGTTTCAAAGGCGCTTGATACCCTTTCTTCTCAAGCACAGATTGAGCGTCAAAAGCTCCTTAGCAGCAAGTAACCACCCCAAGTAAAAGCCAAGGATCGAAACAATGCTGAAACACGCAAACAGGAAAGCTGTGTCTAACGTGCGCGATAGAGAGCTTGACCAGCAATACGGCCTCTGGATCCGCGCTTACGAAGAAGCCGGACGCTACCGAAGCCGTGGCCAAGTCGCGGAAGCAGACCGAACCATGAGGCTCGTGCCCAATATTGAGAATGAGATTGCTCTTTTAGGTGGCGAATTTCCTCAACAGGAGGCGCGGTCATGAAGCCTCTGATTACACAACCAGGCATCTATGATCTCAGTAATGAGCAGTATCATGCTGATCCATGCCCAGAGCCAAGCCTGTCTAATTCGATTGCAAAGGTATTGCTAAAGCAGAGCCCTCTTCACGCCCATTTTCATCATCCGCGCTTAAACCCTAACAGGGCATCAGGATCGCCAAGTTCCGAGATGGAAAAAGGTTCTGCCTTGCATCGGCTGGTTTTGGGCAAAGGATCAGACATTGCCGTTCTCCCATTCGATAATTACCAGACCAATAAAGCTAAAGAGGCTCGCAATTGTGCCCGTGCGGAGGGAAAGATTGTTCTTTTAAAGAAGGATTTTGACGAGATTTCTGCCTGTGCTCAAGCGGCTAAAGCTCAACTTCTGCAACGTGAAGATTGTTCTGAATTATTCGGCCCCGGACAAGCAGAGGCAACGATTGCGTGGAAGAGCAGCGGTTCTTGGTGCCGTGGTATGGTGGATTTTCTGCCAGATAATCCAAGAGTCCCGTTGTTTGACCTCAAAGGAACGACAAAAAGCGCAAGCCCTCATGAATGGAGCCGCTCGCTCGTTAGTGAATATCGCACACAAGACCGGTTTTATGCTCGCGGCCTGAAAGCACTCCGAGGTGTGACGCCTCAACCTATGCGGTTCGTCGTCGTGGAAATGTATGCGCCCTATGCCGTGTCTGTTTTTACGCCTGCGCAAAGCTTGATGCATGTCGCTGATGAAAACGTCACATGCGCTATTCGTCTGTGGAGCGAGTGCATGAAAACGAATAGATGGCCCGGTTACGCGCATATGGCGCATGTGGAGGCCCCGGCTTGGCTGCTGCGTGAGCAAGAAGATCAAGAGCTTAGAGACGATATTTTAGCAGAATTTGGAGCTGTAGCATGAGCTTTACCATTAAACCCGCGATAAGAGAGAAAATTGGTCTTCTGTTCGGCATCGCCGGAGCTTCTGGCTCAGGCAAGACATTCTCAGCTTTGACATTGGCAGAAGGCATTAAGGGCAAGAATGGCAAGATTGCTGTAATTGATACAGAAGCAGGGCGTGCATTGCACTATGCACCATGTCCGGGTGAAAAAGCCGATCCCTCTAAAGGGACATTCGACTTTCTGCATCTGGACTTTCAGCCTCCTTTCGAGCCGATGCGTTATGTCGCGGCGATTAAAGCGGCTGAAGATGCCGGGGCAACCGTCATTGTGATCGACAGTATGAGCCATGAGTGGGACGGAGAAGGTGGATGTGCCGATATGGCTGAAGCCGCTGCCTTGGCTGCTGCAACCGATCGCCAAGGGAATGTCGCGCAGTGGAAAATAGAGGCGATGACAGCGCCGAGCTGGAAAAAGCCGAAGCAGCAACACAAGCGTATGATGGCGCGACTTATTCAAACACGCACACATTTGATCTTTTGCTTGCGCGCTCAAGAGAAGATCAAGTTTGAAAAGGTGGAGAACCCCCAAACTGGACGGTCGCGAAACGAAATTCGACAGATGGGCTTTCAGCCGATTTGTGAGAAGTCGTTTATGTTTGAGCTATCAGGTTCGATGACCATGCATCCCGATACGCCTGGTGAGCCCCGGTATGATTTGCCGCGTAAGTTGAACCATGATTTGCAAGTTATTTTCCCAGCCGGGAAGCAGATCACATCCGCTGCAGGTGAGCGTTTACAGAGATGGGCAGAAACAGGAACGGATCGGCCCCCGGAAGATAAAAATTTGAGCGCCACCCGTGAAATGGTGGAGGCTATTCAGGACGCAAAGACCCAAGAAGACCTTGAGGAAGTGACTGCGGATGAGCGCTTTATCAAGCGCAAACAATGGCTAGAGGAAAAACGTCCCGAACTGTTCGGCCAGGTAGATGCCGCCATCCGTGAAGCCTTGATGCGTTTTGAAGGGGCAGACGATGAGGAGATGCCAGCATGAGCCTCTTCCTCATCTTCTGCCTCGCCGCAGCATTCTACGGCCTCATCGGTGCGACACTCTGGGCCGTATTCGAGCTAACACAGCCACAGCAGAGCTACGTGCCAACAGAAACCCGCGTTGTCGCTTCGTTCATGTGGCCGGTGCTCTTATGCGGCCCGATCATCCGCTTGCTGCGTAAAATCAGGAGGGGGCTGTGATGATTTTAGTTCAAGCCGAGATAGACGCAGATGACGCCATTAGTCAGGTCGATGATAAAGAACTGCTGGAAGAAGTCGTGAGCCGCAAACTCAATCTACCTCCAGCAAAACCATGTGATGTAACGGGCAATGAACTGGTCGCTGATTTGATGCGTGCTTTTGAGACGCGAGACCGAAGCGAATTTAGTTACCTGCTCGACAAAGTATACAACCTTGCGGAGGGCATATGATGTTCATTGCACTAAAGGCGTGCCCGTTCTGTGGGAGCCGTGAACTTGGGTGTGATGGACATTACTTCTATTGCACGACGTGTCATGCAACCGGCCCAGATGAGCCGTTGCCAGATCGTGCGTGGGCTGCACAACGCTGGAGCCGACGTTGCGAATGGGTTCTGTTCCGTGAGGCATTAGCGATGCCGGGCTTTCGATATGGCGTTCGCTACCCCGCCAAGTTCCCAACAGCCTCGGAACCGCATCGCTATGGGCATGTGAAGGCTAGAAAGAATGCTGATGGACGTATGTTTTACTACGTCAACGGCTTGCACCAGCAAACGTTAGACACTCGGGCAGAAGAGCTTTGGGGCGAACCAGTAGTCGGCGACGTGCTCGTTCTTGTCTCAGCTTTGGAGGAATACGCAGAACAGGAGGGAGGGGAATGACGCAAGTAGAAAAAAGAAGAGAGATTCTATTCGAAAGTGGGGAACTTTTGACGCTAGATGAGATTTTGGAAAAAACAAAATTTAGTAAGACGTATATTTATGCCTCAATGAAAAATGGCCGTTTCCCTCGTTCAATTAAATTTAGCACAAAAACAGTTCGTTGGCCTTCAGATGACGTCAATAAATGGTTTGAAGCTTTTATTAATGGCTGCGCACCTGCAGAATAGCAGAAGTTGGTTTCGCATCACGTAACAGGAGATTTGCCCATTCTTGGGCAATCTCCTGTCGTTTTTCCAAGTGTTGTGCTCGGTTATAGGCTGCTTCAACAGAATTTTTCGACGCATGAGCAAGCATCATATCAATAGTAGATCGGTCTTCAGGCCTCCGTTCATTCATAATCGTTGAAAATGAGGAACGGAATCCGTGAGGAACGTGCTGCCCTTCATAGCCTGCTCGTTTAATGAGGGCGCTTAATGTATTTTCTGACATTGGTTTATGAGACCAGCGAACACTTGGGAAAACGAAAGGGGATTTCCCTGTTAGAGGCTTAATAACTTCTAAAATAGCTCGGGCTTGGCTGGGAAGCGGGACAACGTGATCTCTTCGCATTTTCATACGATTTTCTGGAATTTTCCAAATATGTCCCGTGACTTCATCCCAACTCATACCTCTTACTTCATTTGACCTCACAGCGGTTAGGGCGAGAAAGCGCATAGCTAATAATGTAACGGGGTGGGCTGGGAAGTTTTCTATTGCATTCAACATATGTCGTAAGCGCGATAGGTTTGTTATGGCCGGCTGCTTCCCTTTTGTACGGGCGAAAGAAGCGATTTTAATTGCGGGGCCGGATTTGATGTGGCTAGACCATTCGCAATACCATAATCAAAAATAGCACTGATACGTTGACGAACACGGTGGGCTGTTTCATTCGCGCTTGTTTTTTCAATAGTGCGCAAAACCTCAAGAAGCATTGGAGGGGTTATGGAATTGAGGGGGATAGCTCCAAGGCTCGGCCATACATGGCGCTCTAAGCTTCCGCGCACATCTGCACAGTGCTTTTTCACCCAACGAGACTTGTTGTGCTCAAGCCATTCTTCACTCACACGACGGAAATGATCGTCTGTCTTATAAGCCTTCGCTCGCCTTTGTTTACGGGTTAGAGAGGGGGCTCGTCCTTCTCGCAACTCTGCACGTGCATCATCACGTGCCTGTCATGCTGAGGATAGGGTAACTTCTGGATATTTCCCGAACGACAAAAGACGTTCCTTGCCACCGAAGCGATATTTCATACGCCACAGGCGAGAACCGTTAGGCTGGACATAAAGAAATAGACCTTGGGAATCGCTTAGTTTATAAGGTTTTTCAGCACCTTTTGCTTTCCGCGCTGCAACGTCTGTTAGCAT